AAATTGTTCATTAATAAGATTTGCTGAAATAGTAGATTTGTCTAAAAATTTCCATTTAGAACCTGCAGAAAGAATACTTTGAGGATTAATTGCTAATACATGATTTCCGTGTTGATTACAATCTTTCCCTACATCTATAATAATAGAATTATAAACTTCCCAAGTGCCTTTTTGTATTTTTAATCTTTTATAATCTCCATCAGAAAAAGTATAACCAGAAGGAATTACATTATTTTTATAGGTCCAGTGAAATTTATTTTCTCCATCAACCCAAAAAACATATTGTCCATCTCCTGTAAATTCATTGTCTGAAAATTGCATTATTGCATCGTAAGCTGTTTTATAGTTTATAATATAATTATTTGTTCCAAATTCTGACCCATCACTTTTTGTTTCAACTAATGTTGTATTATCATAAAAAATATATCTCTGACTTGAAGAACTGGTAGCTTGATTATTGTTATTTACTTGATTAATTATTTGTTGGATTATTTCATAAGGTTTTTTATCGTTATTTGTTTCTGTTATTAAAACCAAACTTCCAAGTAATTCTTGTGTTCTGTTAGCTCCTTTTATTGTTAAAATCCTTCCTTTATTAGAAATCGAATGGTCTAATTCTACTATAAGCCCATCAAAAACTAAATCATTGCTCGTCGGCGAAGAGCCAGTATAAAGATAAATAGCAATTCTATCATCAATATGAAAAACATCAGAATATTGATTATTTATATTATTTAAACTAATTCTAAACATATCTCTATTGGCTTCAAGCCCTTCAACTAACTCTAATGAAGAAGCATCATAAGTAGTGTATTCACTATCCCAAACTTGTTCATCTGTTTTCAAGTATCTCCTTAATTCTAATCGAGGTATCATTCTGTAAGTATTGCATCTATTGAATAATAAACCAAAGGTCCTTTTATAGACCCATCAGTAGTTATACTATCTGTCTTTCTTTGCATATTTAGATTTTCTATTGCTATTTGCGTAGCACTTGTAAAAAAAACAGGGTCATAAATATAAACTCCAGAAGTTTCCTTTGCATAAGATTTCAATAAATCAACAGTAGGTAAATTATTTCCAGTATCTATTGCATTAAAAATTCCTTGAATTTTTATTCTTGCATTTTCCCAACCCAAAAAATCTACTGTTCCTATTACATCAGAAGTTGTTATCTTTGTTGGAATTTCTGGCGGATTTAGATTATTTTTATGGGTATGAGAAATTTCTGTTCCATTAAGATATATCGGGCTTCCGCCATTAACTGCTGAACTACTCAAATAGGGTTTTGTATATGCCATTATATCCACCTCCTTAAATTATCGCTTCTCCTTTCTTCAACTGTAACTATTCTATGAACTGTCACTACTTCTCTTGGAATTGCATTTATTCTTGTGATTATTCTGTCAATATTTAAAATAGCAATATCTGACATAGTTTTCCATTCTATTTCTACTTGTTTTAATGCCCAGACCATAGGGAAAGATTTTTTTTCTGCACCAAACATATGTTCATTTTGTTCTTGAACTCCTTTAGACATCTCTCGCCATTTGCTCAAAATATTTGAAGTAATCTCAAAAATATCTATCCCAAATCCTCCAATTCCTATTTTTGTTCCAGAAAGAAGTCCTCCAGTATCTTTTCCAAGTAAGATTTCTGTTATTGCTTCTTTGGGAGTTTTTCCTGTTTTTGTTTTAGCTTTATAAAAAGAAAATAATAATCCCACAGATATTCCTACTAAAAGACCTATCCCTGCGCCAGCAATTCCACCAATCACAAATCCAAGTAAAGCTCCAGCTCCTCCCAATCCTAATATACCTAATGCTACTTTTTTCCAATCATCTTCTGTAAATCCTTCCCCAATTAATTTAAAACCCTCATAAGTAAAATAAATTGCTAATCCTATACTTATTGCTTTTAATCCAGAAAGAGCTAATGCTTTTGCACCAACTGCTGTAATACTCGATGCTATTTGTGCTAAACCAGTAGTAACTAAGGCTATTTGTGCCGCAGTAAATAATCCGAAAAATGCAAGAAATGCTCCAACTAATCCCCAAACAACTTTCTCTGGATTTTCTTCTATAAAATCAGCAAGTTTTTCTACAAATTCTGTGAATGTTGGAAGGAAAGGTTCAAATGCTTCCGCGATTGCTCGACCTAATGTAAATCTAATAAAATTAATTTGAGCTCCAAAAGACGCCATACTTTGATTTGCTCTGTCTGTTTCTCCTGCTATTTGCATAAATGTTTTAATAGAACTACTTAATATTCTTTTTAAAACTCTTTGCATTTGCATAGAAAAAAACATAACACTCAACCATTCCATTTTAAATCTTCTCATATTAGAAGTTGTTGTAGAAATATTGCCTGAAAGTGTTTTTATCCCTTTATTTGTTCTTTGAAAATTAACAGACATTTTTTCCATTCCTAAATTTGTTCTTTTGATTGCAGTGAAGGTTGCTTTTTGTCCTTTTTGCATATGCATTAATTCATTTCTGAATTTTTTTAAGTCTCCGACTGCTGAACGCATACCTTGCGTTTTCAAATCTAATATTAAATTATTTATTGCGTCTGACATATTTTTTATTCTCCTTTTCTATTTGTTTCATTTCTTTTTCAAGTTTTTTTAATAATAGTATAAATTGTGGAACTTTGAGATTAAGAACATCCTCTAAATTGAAACCTTTTAAGTTTCTCAAGATAGCATAAGTGCCATCTATTAGGGATTGTTCTATTGTTTTATTTCCACTTTTTAATTTTTCATCTATTGCTTCTCTGAAATTTCTGGGGCTGGTTTTTTTTTAGTTTCCATTCCATTAACTTCCATTATTTTGCTTGTAATTAAATTAATGAATTCTTTGTCATTAATCTTTAAAATTTCTTCTTCTGACCAATCAGTTGTCTTTTGAAGTGTTGTTACAAACAAATATTCGCTTGCTTCTTGGAATTGCTCTTTCCCTTGAAGTTGCGCAAATTTGGCTTGTTCTCTTACTGTTAATGGTTGGATTTGAAATTCCATCCCTTTGTAAGATATTTTTTCCCCATCAGCGATAAGGTCTTTTATATCCATATTTACCTCCTATCCGAAAGTTTTAGGCTTCGCCCGACTTTCATTTAATTTGAGTTTTAATTCGTCTATTTGTGTTTGCAGGGATGCAAACAGTGGGATTAAATTCTCATATTGTTCTTTTGTTTTCAATAGCTGAATTATTCCCACTGCATACACATTCCCGCATTCTGCCTTACAATACTCTTTAAATTCTTTGAGAGCCCAAACTGGAATTGCTGTAACCTTAAAGGTTGTATTCATTTGGTCTATGATTTTTTCAGTTTCCAAATTGAACCTCAAAATTTAGTTGTGCTTGTATAGGCAGGAACTGCGCTTGTTGAGCTTCCTGTTTCGCTTGTTTCAAACTTAAAGTTTACACTTCCAGTTTCATCTTCATATGAAAGTTTAAAACCTAATGTAGCAGTTAAATGTTCTCCTGCATCCATATTATACTCTAAGCTTGTGCAGTTTGCTCCCGCGTAAATCCTTCTATATGCTTCACTTCCTGATTGGATTGCCTGTGTAGCCGCAGTAACTCCTGTCTGGTCTGTCCATAAGAAAGTTACCCTATGGTCCTTAACAGTGCTTGAAGTTATAGTTATAGCAGAACTTGTAACTCCATATCTAATCCAATCTAAATCTGAAACTTGAATAGGAATTGCATCAAATGATATTTCAATATCATCTGGTGTTCCAATTCTTTTAGTTTTTCCACCGAAAGTTTCTATTCCTTCAATATCAAAACCACCTCCAGAGATAGAAAGGCTTGTAGTCTTTGCTCTAAGTTCTACTTCGCTTCCGTCTTTTGGACTTACACTGATAAAACATTTATCATACCATGCCTTATTGTTTGTTAATCCCATTTTTACCTCCTGTTAAATTTACCTACCTTTGCTTTCATTTCATTTTTCCCATATTTCTTTAATTTTTTTTGAAAATTTGAATACTTTTTGTCCGTGATATCCTTGTAAATGTCTTAATGTTTTTGTCCAAAAATGGATACTCTTTGTCTTTTTTGGTTTGAAAGGGACACGCTTTCCTCCAGAACCCCACATAGTCATTTCACCAAATTCCCCTGTCTCAAAAATTAAATTAACTGGGAAATCTGGGTGGTCCGCAGGAGGATTTGATTGAATTACCCAAACTTCTCCACTTTTTTTAAACTTAATAATCGCGGCATATGTTTCTCCTGTATAATAAGGAGCCAATCTTTGTGCTTTATTTAATCCTTCTGTTGCTGCCGCATTATTTAATTCTCTTATTCCTCTCTTTAATTCTTTTGTTAATCTATCAATATTTTGCATTAATTTTTTTGCTCCATGAACTTCAATTTCCATACGAATTGTCATAATCTTTTCCTCCCTATAATCCCAATTGCACGAGAATATATTTTTTGCCCATTAAAATCTTGATTAGTAGTAAATTCTGAACTTTCCACTTCTATACTTTTAAATTCTGATAAACTATTTGTTAAAGTTTCATCCTTAAATTTAGAAAGAAATTCATCTGCAAGAGTGTCTACTTCTGTTGCTTCTTTTGAGTATACTGTGCATAAAGCACGAAAAACTTTCTGAGAAGTAGACCTATCAAAAGATTTTTCTTCTTCATTTAAATTAATTTGAATAACCCAAAAAGGATAACCATCAAATCCTTTGCTATTAATATCTGGAATGCCTGTATGGACCCAATTTTTTTTAAATCTATATCTTGGGTCTGTAAGGTTATCACTAATAAAATTCTTTATTATATTGAAACTTTCAGTATGTAAATTGCTTGTTGTTATTGCCATCGGCTAATTATATCTTCGATATATTTTGTTTTCTAAAAAGGTTTGTTATCTCTATTATACGCTGGTTAATCTCATCGAGACGTGTCGGCGTAAAGTTATCTCTGCCTTTAATTATTGAACGATAAATTGAACTATCAACCATTCTTTTTGTTGCTAATAGTATACTTAATTCATTAATCAAATTTGGAGTTGTAGTATAACCCCAATCATAAGTTATTCTTAATCTATCTATTCCTGCTAATGGAAAATTATCAATAAATTTTATTTGTCCTATTTGTTTATCTCTATCAGTCGCAATATAATCATTTCCTAATCCTTCAACACTTGTGCTCCAATTTGGAGTATCTGTTACTGAACTTGCTATATTTTGTTCTACACTTGTTAAATTGATTATAGGATAATACTTTGTCCAAAATATTTTTTGTCCTTCTTCTACATCAATATATTCCACTTCTGCACTTGTAGAATTAAAGGATAATCCTGTTACTTTGTCTATATAATCATCTGCTTGGTCTATAATACTCGCAACCCAGCTGTCAGGAATATCTGCATAATTATAATCTGCTGTTAAAACTACATTACTGCCAGCAGTGTAGGTTAATTTTCCATCATCTAAATTTAAAGAATAAGCACTACTTGTTAAAATAGAGCCATCAGTATAAACAACAACACTACCAGAAATTAGGTTATCTTTATTAAAATCCCATTGTCCAGTTGTCCCATTTCCAGTCCCGACTATCTCTGAACGCACTTTTGTATATGCATCTTCTCCTAAGTTGTTCCAAAGTTGTTGGGTTGTGCTATACATAATTTCTCCCTATTTTAAATAAAATAAAATAAAAAATAAAAAATAAAATTTAATCGAGAATTGCTCTGATTACACAATACGCATCAGGGTATTTGATAGAGAATGCTGAACGCATTGTAGCTTGGAATTGGTCTATGTCCTTAGTAATAGAGTAATCTTTCTTAAATCTTACTCCTCTCCTATTACCATAGATACCAAACATCTTACTTTTACCAACAATAGCATCTGCCGCAGTGCTAACACCGCTTGTGTATGCTAAATTAATAGGCATCTGGGTTGAAGTTTTAACTTTTACACCATAGATGTTTCCAACTACTCCTCTGTCTAATACAGGTGTGCCCCATGTTTCTCTGTCTAAGATTGGTCTTCCATTTCCGTCAGTTAATAATCTTAAACTACCAACTGTTCTTGGATTCCAATAAGAAACATCAGGTTGGTCGTGATTATCTTTTAATACTTCGTCGATTGCTTTAGATATTGCATCAAGGCTGATATTAGCTCCTGTAATTCCAGAACCTGTTACAGTTCCAGCAGTTCTAATTGTAGCACTTGTGTTACCATTAGCATCAACCGCATTAGAGAATGAACCAGTATACCTCAATCCTTCGAAAGTTCCTCCTGTTCCATTGATAATTTCATTATCAACTTCAAGAGCCATATCTCTCGCCATTTGTTCAACAATATTGTTAGCTAAACTAACGTTATTGTCTTCTAAAACTTCTGTTGAAGCTTCAACAAGAGATGCAACTTTCTTTGCAGTAAGAGTAATTCTGTCAAAACCCATATCAGAAGCTGTGATTGTTCCTGTTTCAGCAACCCAATAAGCAGTAGTTCCAGATGTTACTCTTGGAATATACATAACTTCGTGGTTCATAGAAACAGTCTCTAAATCTGGTAGAGTAATCGATTTTGCTTGGATTAACTCTAACAATCTTGCTTCAAATTCTTCTGGGACTGTGTATCCACCCTGTGCGTCAGTTGTCTCATTAATAACAGCTTTTAAGATTTCTTGGTTTGTCATTGTGGTTTAAATAAATTATATTTAACCGCCAATTCACCCGCACTTAAAGATTTGTCTTCGATTTCTTCCTCAGATTTATTTAATCCTCTCTCCACATTTAATTGCTTTACAGCGTCCATAAATGCTTCCTTTATAATGGATTTTAAATCTTCAGTATCCTCTTTTTCTTCTACTTCCTCTGCTTTTTCTTCTTCTGTTTCTTCTACTTTTTCAGATTCTGATTCAGTAGTAGGTTCAGTTTCAGTTTCAGCAGGTTCAGTAGGTTCAGAAGCTGTTGAAGACCCTTCAGCAACGGTTTCATCAGAACTTTGTTCATTTTGAACTTGTTCTTCTGGCATTTTTTTAACCTCCCTTGTATTGCTTTCTAAGCTTAAAGTATGATTTGTGATTTTTGATAATTCTTTAATTAAACTCATATGTGCATCTGGATACGCAGGTATACCAACTATGCTGGTTTCTAATAAATTTATTTTGCTGAATACTCTCCTTTTTTCTTTCATTCTTCAACCTCCTCGATATAATCCTCAGTTATTCCACCAATACTAAATCCTATTGGCATCCCTTCTTTAATATATTGCCATAATTTATCTGAATCTGGGTGTGCTTTATTTAATCTTGCAGTTGCTAAAACATTATCTTCTTTTTGTTCTGCATCAACCCAAACTCCCATTATATCTTGCCAATTATAAACTCTTTCTCCTGTTATTGGGTCTCTACCATGATTTGGAAATAATGGAACTGTTCCAGATTTATATTGTAAAATCATATCATCAATAGCTTCTTGTGAAATTCTTTCCCCATCTCTATCTTCTTTTAATCCTGTAACTGTAACTTGAATAAATCTTTGTTTATCTTCTCCTTTTCCTTTTTCTATTGCATCTTTTGTTACAGGTAATTTTTCTTCCCAATAATTAACTACCGGAGTAAATAATGAAAAACTTTTTTTCTTTTTCTTATATTGTTCTGTTGCTATCGCATAAATTTCACTTTCTGTATAGGGTTTTTTAGTTCTTGGATTAATTTTTCCACTAAGAGAACGCTTTACTCCTTCTAATATTCTATCAAATTCTTTTGGCATTGTAATTCATTAATGAAAATATTTTATTTATAAATTATGATTTTTTTATATAAAATTAAATTCTTATTCTTGTTGCATAAAGTAGATTTTCTTCGAAGAATTCTTGGCTTTTTGGAACTCTTGTTTTGTATTCCCACTGCCCGTCATTAAAAAATAAAACATATTCCTCTGCAGTTTCTAAATAAAGAATATTACCATTATTAAAATTGCCTTCTCCTAATTTTCCTTCAACTATTGTTCTAAATCTCATAAAAGAAATTTCTAAAGCATTTTCTATTGATTTAAATAATGTTTTGAGTTTGTTGTCAGTATTGTCTTTTGGTTTTTCTTCTATTCCTTGCTCACGCTTTTTGTCTTCACGAAAATTAATCCCTATGTCGTCACCTGTTGGTTTTGGCATATCTCCTTTTGGTATCTTAGGTTCTAATCCCATTAGTTTTCTTGCTTCTTGCACAGTTATAAGATTTGCTTGAGTTAATATCTGAACTATCTGTGCTTCTCGCATTTCATCTAATTTATAAGAACGCTTAAATTTTATAGCAATATTAAAAGCATCAAATAAATGCTTATTCAGTGAATTCTCTAAAATCTTTTGTATGAAAGCAATCTTTTTATAATAACCTGTTTCCATTTTACCGACGGTTTGTGCAGTATCTTTAATAAATAAAGTATATCCTAACCTATGAGCAGGAACTCCTAATGCCATTAAGATTATTTGAGTAAAGTGTTCTATAAAAGATTTAAACTCCATATCTTTATCCATCTTTTTGATTTGGTCTACTTCAATATTCCCTGTCAAGACCATAGAACGATATTTGTGAGATTTGTTTCTTAAATCTTTTAACTCTTTTTTCAATAATTCATAATTTCTATCATCAGGACTTGCGTCTGGAAGTTTAAACAAAAAGTCAGGAATTCCATCATTTTCAAAATATTTTCCAACATAATTCTTAGCAAACATTAATCTTGCCACATCTTTAAGTAATGGTTCTAATGGAGTAAAACCATAAACTTGCCCGCCAACATTCATAAGAGATAAATGAATAATATCTTTTGTTCTATAAATTCTTTTTTCTCCACGAACATTTTGTTCATAAGATAATATTTTTCCTGTTTCATCATAATTTATTTTTATTGTTGATGCTTGTAGATTTTGAAGGTCTTTTGGTTTTTTGAACTCTTGGTTAATTAATTCAAAAACTTGGGCTTTTTCTCTTCTATCAAATTTTACCCCTAATTTTTTCCCTAATTCTTTTGTCATAACTTTAAACAAAGAACTAACCTTTTCCTCATCAACGCTTAATTTTAATATGTATGCGTTGCCTGTAATAAGCAAATCCAATAACGCATTTGTTAATATTTTATAGAGATTACTTCTTATTTGAAATTTTAAGACATCCTTCTTGGCAGTTTCACTTCCAATAAAATCCCATTCATCTGCCATAATGTCTTCTACGATAGCATTAAAACAAGCAGTAATTTCTGGAGATGCTTTAACTGTCTTATATAATGTTTCTATGTTTGTTTTTGTTTGGTCAGTAAAATTAATTTTATCTATTCCCTGTCCAGCACTCGGAATATAAGAAGGGTCCAAACCACGAATAGACGTTGTTTTAACTATTTTTGTTGATTTTTGAGCCATTTTAATCAAATTTAATTGGTTTCTAATTTATTTATAAGTTATTTATTTTTTATATAAACGTAAGGTTTAAATAGTTTGATTTTTTTATATGTAAAATGAAAATAAAAAGAAATTATAAAGGAAAGGAATTAATTTATGAATATGAAAAGGCTGGAGATTATAATCTTATAAATCCCTTAATCAAAAAAGATTTTGCTAAATTCTGTAAAAAGTTTAAAATCAATAAATCAAAATTAATAGAAGAATTTTATAAGACAATTTTATTAAGAGAGAGATTTCTTAATTTAACTAATTCTTATGTTACTATTAATATTTTGAGACCTCCAATAATTAAATCGGTCTAATACTTATATTTCCATAAAGGTTTTGTGAAGCTCTGTTAGCAAGTGCAAGAGAGATTACTGTATCATCATATTCTCCAGAATGAAATTTTATTTTATTTCTGCCTGCTGTAACATCAACTTTCATAGTAAAATCATTTAATTCTTTTAATAATTGTTGTGAATAAGTGTAAGTTTTTATGTCTTCTTTGTTAGCAGGGATTGTTATATTAAATCTTTCAAATTCTTGACGCAAGTCCATAAGAAGTTTATACTTCATATCAAATGTAAATTTTTCTATGGATACTCCGTGAAATTCTAATTTTAATTCTCTGCTTGGAATATCTCCTATTCCTGTTCCATCAACACAGGTTTTTAGTGGTGCAAAATCTGTGTAGAGTTGTTTTAATCTTCTTTTTTGTTCATCAAATGTGTCTCTAAATCTTAATGCCTTGACTATTGTCTTCCCGTCGCTGTTTGAAGAAAGAACTGTCATAACCGTCCAATCTCCTCCTTTACTTATAGCCATATCATATCCGATATAATATTGCTCATTCTTTTTTCCAAATGGAACAAACGATAAATCTTCATCAACACTTTTGGTGGTAAGTTCATAAGGGAAAAGAGAATTTGCAGAGCTTATTGGGATTAATAAAAACTCCTGAGTATATGGTAATTCTCCTATTTCTTTTCTAATCTTAACTAAACTTCTTCTCATATTTAGGTCGTGGTCAAGACAGGTATATTTTTGTGGCCATAATGGTTTTCCGTCTTTTTCAGCAGGATATTCTCCGCAATAATATTCTTCATTATCTTTTAATTCTGCTAATAAATCTATTGCACTCATAGGAGTTCCAGAAACAATAATCCTTCCTCTATTTAATTGAACAACAGAACTAACTGCTGTCCAAAAAATACTTTTATCTTCATAAAGTCCTGCTTCATCGCAAAATAGATAATCTATCCTTAATCCTCTAACTCCTTCCCCATAAGTTTTACAATAAAAAGTTGCGCCTGTTTTAATTGATAATTCTGTGGCTTTCCAAGAGATTTCCCTGTTTTCTGGGATAAATTGTTTTAATAATTCATTTGCTCTAAACATTTCTCTTATAATCTTTAAAACTAATTTACTCTGCTCAAATGTGTTACTTAAAATAAGAAAATTTAAGTCTTGCGAAAAAATTGCTTTCCATACAAAATATCCTGCAATAAAATGTGTTTTTCCACTACCTCTAAAAGCGATTAAACAAAGTCTTGGATATTTTTCAATAAGCTCATACCACTCTTTATGATATTCTGCTATATCAAAACCTAAAACATGTTCTGCAAAATAACAATAATCAATAAAACATTTAGATAAAAAGAACTCTAATTGATTTTCATTATATCCTGATTTTTTTAGAATTTGAGAAAGGGTTCTCATTATTCCTCCTCAAACAATTTAATCCATTTCTCAGAGACCTTGTCCCAATCATATTTCAAAGAAAATTTCCTTGCCAAAATGCCCTCTTTTTCTAAGGTTCCATTTTTCCATTTTTTATATTTTTCATTTAAAATCTTAACGCATTCAATATCATCTGCCTGAACAAACTCCACTCCATTTGTTCCCTCATCAACAATCCATCTTCCATATTTGTCTTTTAAGATAGGTATTTGATTTTCTTTTCTGCATAATTCAAATGCAGTAGTGCATTGTGTCATAATTAAAGGAATTCCACTCGCCTGACATTCTAATGCTGGAAGTCCAAAACCTTCTCCACCAGTGGTGTAACAAAAAATATCCATTAAATTATAAATTTCATTCATATTATTTGGAGAAATTCTTTGTCTTATATTTAGATTTAAATTTGTTTTAGATAAAAACATTTTCCCTTCTAATTTATATTTCTGTTCCATATATTTCATACTCCACCCTTGAACTGGTGGTTCTGCATCTGTATGCAACATTAAAATAACATCATCTTTGTCTTTTGAAAATTCAGCAAAAGACCTAATCAAAATATCAATTCTTTTACGGTCCTGATTTCTTCCAACAAAGCCTACAACAAATTTTTTGTCTAATTTATATTTCTTTTTTAATTCTTCTTTGTTTGCGAGAGGTTTAAAAATTTTTGTGTCTACTCCGTGTTCGATTAATCTAACCTTTTTAACATTTCTTTTGTTCATAGCCAATCTTCCCCATTCTGCCATCGCAACATTTATGTCTGGCGCGTCTAATATCTCATTCCATCCCCAAGCCCAAGAATGAGAATCAATAGGAGTATAAGCAATCCATAATCCGTTCCAACCATCTTTTTTTGCTCTCCTAACTTCTCTAATATAACCACTTTGCCATCCAACATCACATAACGTAATAAAATAATCTGGTTTATATTTCATTAAATATTCATAAGTGCAATCATAACCATACTCTTTATTATTCATTGGGAGCATATAATATCCTTCTTTACGCTGATGTTCTCTATCTTTATTCTGCCAACCTAAATGATAAAATTTCCAATTAGGTTTCAATTTACACCAACGAGTAAGTAAGTTATCCCAAACAATGCCATATCCGGTGCTGGTCTTTGGATTATCCCCAAAACTAAGAATTACTTTTTCTTTCATAAATCATCTCCTCTATTTTTTTAGCAGTATTATCCCAAGAGTATTCTTCTCTAATTTTACTATTAATTGCTTTTTCTTTTAATATCTTTCGTTCATTGTAGGCTTTTCTTAATGCTTTTCTGACTTCGTCTATTTCTATTTTTGCCAACATATTTCCCTCTGCATAAAATTGTAAATCTCCTTGTTCTGTTCCAGAATTTTCAATCCAAACTACACTATCTTTTCCTCTACAAAAATCCATATGTCCTGAATTATTGTCCTTAGTTACTACAACAGGTAATCCGCAAGCCATAGCATTTAAAATTGTTAATCCAAAACCCTCTCCTTTTGTGGGTGCAACAAAACAATCAGATTTTTGATAATAAGTAACCAATTCTTCTTCTGAAATATATTTGTCGTTGAATAATATGTTCTCATTTTTGTGTCCTAATAAATCAAAAATGGCTTGCCCATAATCTACGGGTTTTTGCCAAAAAGTAGAAATTTTTAAAAGTAATTTTACATTTTCATTTTTAAATTCTTCATCAAATGCTTTAATTAATAAGTCTGTTCCTTTTCTGTCGTTTGGTCTTCCTGTCCAGCTATTTACTGACAAAAAAATAAATTCATCAGTTTCTTTTTTTTCTGTTGGTTTATATAATTCATTAACCCCGTGAGGGATTACTTCAATAGGAACAGTTACTCCATTCCAACGAAACATATTTTTTACTGCATTGCTCGGCACAAATAAAGGCATTCTATTTAATAGAATATCCCATCCGGGTTGTAATCTTGTCCCTTCGTGAACAAACCAACCAAAAGATTTTCCATAACTATCTTTCCAAAATTGAGGATAATCTGCAAAAATAGTAATTGTATTTTTGTCAGGTTTTATTGCGTTGTTCCAATGTTCTAAACCTTTGTTTATGTCTTTGTCTGTCCATACATCAGTAACTTGTATTTTGTGACCTCTTTTTTCTAATGCTTTTAAAGTTTCTCTGCTTGCTGTCGCTATGCCTGTTGGATGAAATACTGGTCCTTTCCAAATTATTTTTGCCATATTTTCTGGTTATAGCTTCCAATCCTCCCGTTGCTTCTTTTATCTTTATAATATCTACCTGTTATTATTGTATCACATAGTTGAAATACTTTTTCTTTAATTTCATCTTGTTTTATTTCTTTACGATTATAGCCTGTAAATAAAGTTATTGGTTTGTTGTATTGTTTTAAGTGTTGAATTAATTTTAAAGTATCTTTTTTATTGTCTGGATAAAGAGGGTCTCCACCAAGAAGATTAAAACCATCAACAAACTTTTCTAACTTATTTATTTCTCTATGAATATATTGTTCGCTCCAATCTGGATAAAAGGTTGGGTCCCAAAGCTCTGGAACATAACATCCCGGACACTTATGTTCACATCCAGCGAAACTTATGTCTAATTTTACTCCATCACCCATACAATTTTTATATAAATTAGTTATTTTCATTTTAACTCCTTTTCCATTTCTTCACAAAACTTATCCCAAGTTAAATTCTCTTTCACCCACCCTGAATTATCCTCTTTAAAAGTTAATAATTTTTCTATAAAATCTTTGTTTTCTTTACAAACACAACCAATTTTATTCTCCTTTAAAATTGAACTACAAGTTGCTTCTTCACTTACAAAAACAGGTAATCCTGCACTCATTGCCTCAAAAACACTTAACCAACCACCTTGACTTTTTATAGGAAAAATTGCAACGTGACTTTTTTGATATAATTCTCTGACTTTTTCTCTGTCTGTAAATTCAATAAACTCAATATTCCCCATAAGTCCATATTCTTCTATCTTCTTTTTTAATTCGCTGAAATAGGGTTCTGTTTTTTTGCCAACTAATTTTAATTGGGCCGGTATTTTCTTTTTAAGTTCCTTGAATATCTCAATAGTCCTTAATTGGTTTTTTGTATCTGCTATCCAACCTACCTGAATTAATGTAAAATCTTCAAATTTTTCTACTTTTAAATCTTTACTGAAAAAATCATAATCTATTCCATAATTGATTATTTTACTATTTAAATTATATAATTTGTCTATTCTTTCTTTGTTAAATTTGTCTGCGACGATAACTTTAAAATTTTTAACTGCTTGTTTTTCTAATTCGCTTGGTTCAGGTTTATGCAAGTGGGGAGGTTCATTGCACATCCAAACTACTTTACATTTTCTTGGATAAACCATTAAATATCCGGGCTCATTGTGGATATTTATAACATCAAAATCCGGGATTATTTCTTGTAAAAAATAAGACATATGTTCTAAATCATTACATTCTATTATTCTTGCTTCTTTTAGGTCTTTTTTTACTTCATCACATATTTGATAGCAAATAATTGAAACATTATGATGTTTGTCTGTTAGATAATTGGCTAATTTTACTATTACTCTCTCGGCTCCGCCATAAACCCATAAACTTGGTTGAACAATTAAAATTTTCATTTAAACAATATGCACCTCTCACACGAATTGTTTGGGTGGGAATATCTTGCCCAAATATCATTTATGTCTTCTTTTAGAATATTGCCCATCGAAGTTTTTCTCTGCCAATCTCTATCGTTCTGCTCATTCATAGAACAACATTGTATCATTGTCCCGTCTACAAAAATAAAGGGTTGTGTCCAAGCAGTGCACATATTTTTGGAACATTTTTTACTTGCAGTATTAACATTAAAACCTGCAATCATTCCTAATTTATTTGCATATTCTATTATTTCTTTTTTTTCTTCATCAGTAAGAGTTATGAATTTATCTTTTATTTCTTTATAAGGATGTAGTAATATAGTAAATTGAACTTGTTTAACATCCACATTCAGTTTATCAATCATATCCAAATATGATTTCATTTCATGTTTGTTGTCTTTACTGACAATAAAATGAAACCACAACTCTGGAAAGTAAGAATTTTTTTCTTTTTTATAATTATCTAAATATTTTATGTTCTCTATTACTTTTTCCCAATTTCCTCCAACTCTTATTTTTTCGTAAGTTTCTTTTGTAGAAGCGTCTATTGAAGCATAAATTTTATCCATAGACAAGTCAACCATTTGTCTTATGTTCTCTTTACTAACATAATTAAAATTATCAAAGTTCTCTACATAAATTCCTTTCTTTTTAATATATTCTAACATTTTAGGATATTCTGGATTACAATATGACTCACCTATTCCTGTCATACCTAACCATTTAAGATTTGGGAATTGGTCTATTATTTTTTTAAAATCTTCAAAACTCATATTTTGATTTTTTTCTTTCCAATGAGTATGTTCACACATTTGGCATTTTAAATCACAAACTGTTGAAACTTCCAACTCTAAATAGTGGGGTTGCATCTTTTTTTTATATATAAACTTGATAAGGTCTGGATTGTGTGTCCAATAGAGTGTTTTAAAATGTATCCAATTATAAGTCCATTTGAGCCCTTTTTTTTGATAAATTGGAGAATTAATAAATTGTTTGAATGCTTCAGTAGCTATCATTCTTTCAATTTGGTCTATTTCAGGGTCTGGGTGACTTCCTCCCCTCATCTGATAATCAATAAAATCAGTTTTCATTTTTTTCACCAACCAATATTTTGTCTAATTTGAGTATCAGATTAACTAAATTTGTTGCAGAACTTATGGCGTGTATTTTTACTTGGGTTGGTTCAAAAATGCCTCGCTCACTTACTTTATTAATCTTTCTAATTGCATCCACACCATAATCAGTTTCACCTCTTGAGAATAATGTTTTTAAATTTGATAAAATTTCTACTGCATCCAGACCGCAATTCTCAGCCAGAGTGAGAGGGATTACTTCTAATGCTCTTGCGAATGCTTCAATAGCAATTTGTTCTTTTCCACCTATTTGTTTGGCAAATTTTTCTAAATGTAATGATAGTGCAACTTCAATATTCCCTGCCCCTTTGACTACTTTATTATATTTTAAAATTCCAACAACATCATCAACTGCTCTCACAACCTCATCTAATATTTGTTCTGTTTGCCCATTTAATTGGAGTGTTTCAATTTGGCTGTCTGGATTTTCTATAATAATTTGTTGGGGCAGTTTGTAAGTTATTTTTCCTTTTCCTATATTTATTTGTTTGGGGTCTGCACTTGCTATTGCACCTGTTGCCTGACAAATACCATCTAATGTTTCACGTTTGTAAGTAACTATGCCCATTATTCCTTTTTCAGTAAGTAATGTCTCAAATTCTGGGTTTATATCAGAAACAAAAACACACTTTACCTTTTTTCTGACTAATTCATTAATTATTTCTTTTTTATAATCTCTATCAAAAGATTGTAATTTTTTTAATTCTTCTGCCTTGTTTAAATTTAATTTTGCATATTCAATATTACTTTTTAAGTCCAAAACAGCAATATTTCCCTCAATCGCCGAAGGCATCCTATCATTCATAGTATACCCATTAAATATATAACCTTTAATTATTTGGCTTTTTAAAGGGTCTGCTTTATTTTTAAATAATTTTAATTTTTTATAATTTTTCACATTCTTTAAAAGATTTGTCAAATGATTTATTTGCTCTGTTGGGATTTTACTGCCAAAACAAGTCTTGATTATGTTTTCTTTTTCTGTTTCAAATTGATTTTTTAATAAGAAGTCTATTGCTCGATTTACCGCCAGACTATATCCTTTTATCAAAATTGTTGGGTGAATGTTTTGGAGAAGTGGGATTGAATTTTCTAATAATTTTGCCGCAAAAATACATGCAGTAGTTGTTCCGTCACCTGTTTCTTCCTGACTTTTAGCCAGATTTCTAATCATAAAACCGATTGGATTGTCTATTTTGACTTGTTTAAGAATTGTGGCTCCATCATTTGTAATTATAGGATTATTTTTATCATCAAAAACCATACAATTCATTCCGTTAGGACCAAGAGTAGGTTTAACTAAGTTTGCAGTTTGGATTGCTATGTTTATGTAATTTAATTTGTCGTTCATTGTATTGCCCATATTATTAGTCCCCACTGGATTATTGAAGCAATTAATGCATTAATAAATTCTCTTTTGTTAGCTGATATTCCTAAATTTGCTCCTGTAAGAATCAACAAAATAGCCAATGGGATTAATTTCATTTTAACCTCCCATATTTATCTTTAAAACTAATTAATTGAGTTAAAACTTCTATGAATTCTTTTTTGGTCTCAAACTCCCAAATTTCGTCTCCTATTTGAATTCTCCAATTGTTACTATAAATTGATATTTTTATCATTTTTATGGTCTTCTATTATTTTTCTGAGTGCTTTACTAAAATCTCCTTTTTTAGACTTTGGGTGCTTCATTTCTTTTGCGAGAGCACTCACATATTCAATGTTCTGAGGTGTTAAGACTACTAATTTTTTCATTTTTTCCTATTATTATCCTATTATGATAAGCATTTAATTCTAAAAATAATTCAGTTTCTCTGGTCCAATCTAATGCTTCTATCCATCCTTTTGGTATTTGGACTACTAAACTCTCTCCTAATTTCTGTAATCTCTTAAATTTTACGTTTAAATTAAATAATCTGCTTCTGTCTTTTTTAACTATGGTTCTTGGCATATATTATATAGATTGCGCCTATATATAAACCTTTCGTTCAATATTTTCTTATAAAAACTGTGACTTTTTGAGAATTGATATTTAATTCCATTTTTGCGTGAGCATCACTTTCTTTACACATTTGCATATCTATTTGATTTAATCCTTTTTCAACATCTTCAAATAATCTACTTACAAAATCCTTAATATGAATTTCATTTTGTTTCATTTTTCAATAACCAGTATGAGCATCTATAAAATCTTGTAATTTTTCTAATTTATTTTTTAATTTGTTAATTTCAGTTTTTAATTCCCAGTATTTTGGGTCATTGATTTTTGGTCCATTGATTTTTTGAATTATCTCATCGACAGATAAATGAAAGTTATCATTAAACTGACTAAAAAATTCTATTTCCTTTTTTTTTAATCTTTGTATATTTTTCATAAAATTATTAAAGAATTCTATTATTTAAAGATTATTGTAACAAAGTATATACAAATGCGTTACATTAGCCTTTTTTAATGAAATTTCCTGTATATTTTCTGGTCTCTTAGAGAAAGAAATAAACATCTAATTCAATAAAAGCCCTACCCCTTAAATAAGATATTTTCTATATAACCATAAGACATAGTGTTATTCTATATTATATTAATATAAATATAATATGCAATATATTATCTCTTGTAACATTATCTATTGTAATATAATAATATAATATAATGAATACTATAATAATAATGAATACTATAATAAGGTATATAATAATATGTTGTTGTCTGCCTTACGGCGAGAGAGATAATCTGTATAACTATGCAATATAACTTAATAATCTATATAATACAAAAAACCAAAACATTTATAAAGTATAAAATATTAAAAATATTGTAATCTAAATAAGATAACAAAAAAAAGGATATAAGACTAAATAAAAAAAGAATTGTGGGGGTTATGCCCTCACTCTCTTAACAAAATGAAAAAATATATAAGATATGAAGATTATTTGAGAAAAATAGAGAAATTAAGAAAATTTGAAAAAGAAGGTGGTATATTACTTATTAAGAAATCTAAAATAAAGATTGTTTTGGGAGTTGGGTGTTTGCTTATCGCAATTCTCCCTAATGGCTTAATGCCTATCTTCCTACCTTTATCTTTTTGGTTTTTGGGTTGGAGTATGTCGGATTTGGAAGAATTAAAAAGAAAACTCAAAAATAAATTAAAAAGAAAATGAAAACAAAAC